GAGAAATGGCACGTTTGATGAACTGTTGCCTTTTCCAATCATAAGCCGCTTTCTGGAAAGAGGAGTTAGGACCTGGATTCGGGTGAATGTCTCCGGATAATGTGAGGAGACGTCGACCGCGATCGTTTGTATCTCCGAGAACTTCTAAGGAATTTGGTTCTCGGTGGTCATACGGGTGGATGGAACCTTGACCTAATTGAGTTCCTGACGTTGCCACTGCTTCTGGATGCCAGGTGGCCTCAGGTTTGAACTCTTTAAAGGGCGGTAAGAACTTATTTGCCGCTGTTGGCTGTTTCGGATGACGTGCTGGTTGTTTGTCCAGAAGGTCTTGATTCCGATTACTATGCGACGCATAATAAAAAACAGTATTTTGTGGAGCTGCTTGCACAGCCCCTGCGCGGTTCTCTAAATTTAGTCGTACGCCTGAAGGTTCATCCAATAAATAGGTTCCAGCATAATTGTAGTGGCTGGGCACTGTGTCTTTGGACCAAGTTAGTAAGGTCCGTCTTTCGTCTTTGGGGACAACTGCACGGTTGAAGGCATTGACTCGATCCCAATTGTTCGTTTTCTGAGCTTCAGATACTAACGAATTCAAGCGGTTTCGATCATTGCCGGATATAAATTTGTCATGATCAACAAACAACCGTGGGTATTCCTTTGCTAAAGAAGTTTTACCTTCTCCACTTGGAATCACCACAGCCGTTGGGAAACCTCCTTGCACGGAATAATGTGCAAAAGTTGGATCGGAGATATATTTACCCATCGAGGCACGTGATACACCTTCTGGTGTATAGTAGTCACGTACTAACGATTGCGGCGTCATGTCCCTGTAGACTGTCGGTACTTTTACATTTCCTCCGACAATTAGATTATCCATATATTTATGGATAAGATTATAGGTTTTAGAATGCCCACCAGTGAGCATTAAGTAACCCAAAGAACGATCAAAAGACTCTTGTTCCGTTTTGACGTCAGCAGTAGGAGTTAGCCATTTATTGACCACTCTACTCTGTTCAAAATGAGGAATCACGGGAGTTCTAGCATTCGGATATGGATTATCCATAAAACCTCGCTTTAAGAAACTCGGTTCTGAATGACCCTTTGGTTTTTCGCCCCAAATGTCCACCGTTGTCGCCAAACCTAAATCTTTGCTAACCAAGTCAAATATTTTGTCTTTGCTGGCAATGTATCTTGCGGTTTGGGAACTCTTGGACGGCATGGAACGCAACCAATCATCACCGTACTGTGAATCACGTGAGGGCATATTGTGTAGCCCTAGAGTCAGATGTACGTAATTTTGGATTATATCGTGGTTTAAGGTGTTTCCTTCTGCACCGAAATAGAGACCAGTTGGATGGCCACTAAACAGTTGAAATACTTCACCAGTTGGGGCAACCACGTAGAAAGACGACGTTTTGTCGCACGTCCGGGCGATGTGATTGATGGCAGAATGGGACAGGCCCTGGTGTTCTGCGACTTG